CTCCGTAATAATATCCCACTTGACAGATATACAGAAATAAAAGGAACAATAAAGGATGTAGAATATGATGATAACGGTGTTAAAAATTTAACTCTTGATGATGGTTCAAAATTAAATGCGGATTTATATATTGATTGCACTGGATTTAAAAGATTATTAATTAATAAATTAACTTCATTTAACAAATATGAAAGATTAATCAATAATGCTGCTATATGGGGAACAGTTGAACATCAAAGTTATAAACCTTGCACTGTAGCTGCTGCTCAAGATTATGGATGGATATGGGAAACACCAACTTGGGGTAGGATAGGAACGGGATTTGTTTACTGTGATGATTTTTTGTCAGTAGATGATGCTGAAAATCATATGAAAAAACATTGGAGATCAAAAGGTTTAGAGTGGAAAGCTGATAAATCTGTTAAGTTTACTGGTGGTTCTCTGGATAGAGTTGCAGTAAAAAATGTGATCGCCAATGGTTTATGTCAAAGTTTTATCGAACCTCTTGAGTCAACCTCAATTATGGTTATATGTGTGACCATAAAAAGTATTTCTAAATTAATTAATAAAAATAAAGTGTGGGGAAAGAAGGAGAGTAATGTTGTTAGTAAGGTGATGAAGAAATTTTTAAACGAAACAATGGAATTTGTTTTATATCATTATTCATTATCAGATAGACAGGATACAGAATATTGGAGAGCATATAAAACAACAGACGTATTAGAGACTGTATCTACTATGATTGAAAAGAAATTAAAACAAGAGTGGGTAAATCACGCTGAAACTTTACTTAATGGATATAATTGGGCAAGTATGTTAGTAGCATATGATAAACCATATCTAGGTCAACTTCCTAAAATAGAGGAATGGGAAATGAATAATTATGAATTTTATACAAAACAATTAGTAGAAAACTACAGATACCATTATAAAAATAATATGACAGTAAAAGATAGATTAGAATATATTAATTCTTAGTAAACACTGCTAATATCCCATCAATTGCATCCACTTCATATTCTATACCCGCATCTAGATTACCATAATCAAAAATAGATAATTCTTGATTTTCAACGACTGGTGAACCATCTAAACATATTAAAATAGAATCTCGTTCTTCTTTTACTGTATTACCTGATACTAATTTTCCACTCCAATCTTGTTTTTTATCCAGTGAACTAAAACCAACCATACAAAAATCTTCTAAAGCTTCAATTAAAAAATGATCATATAATTTATTTTTTGCACAATAAAAATCTCCTTTTTTAAGAATATCATATCCATCCTTAAAAGGCACTCCAAATTTACAGGAACCTCTTAACACATAGTAATACAATCCGTAACTATATTCTTCTGGTTCTATACCTATCCATCCTTTGCTTACGTCTAAGGAACAAATCGCAAAATCATCATCACGACATTTTTTAAAAGCATTTTTTGAATTCATTTGAATTTTAATTTATAAGTATTAATGTAAAACAAATAATCACAATTATATTTGTTTTTGGCATTGACCATTTTTATTTTCTTGATTTTAAATTTTTTCATCGCCAATTATTATCCTGAGATACTGCCCAAGTTGAAACTATGTATTTGTCTTGTCCAATTGGTGGATTACCTCTATGTGTATGTGTAAATGCTGCTGGAAAAATAATTAATCTCCCCTGCTCTGCCTTAATTCTTTTATTAATGTATAAAAATTCTGTCTCCCCACCTTCCTCTATTGTATTCAGATATAATTGAATTACTAATTTTCTAGCAGAAACTTGAAGACCAGTATTCTCGTAGTGCCAATTATGAAATCCACCACCAACTGGGATTTTTTTTGCCTTTGTATCGTAAATTAAAAGTTTTTCCTGACCAAGTACACTAAATTTTTTGAGATACTCATCTACAAAATCTTTTATTTTTGGTAAAAATTCCATTGATAAATTGTCACCAGATAAAATATTATAACTGACATCATTATTAAAATTTAAAGAAAAATGATCTGTGTTATGATATGCCCTATCCTCCTTTGTTATGACTCCATTCAGTATGTAATGTTCTATTAAATTAATATACTCTTCACACTCATCAGATGTGAATGAATTATCATAAACTGATATAAAATCATGTATCATAGTTTTACACTCCAAGGATTAACACAAAGAACAACTCTATCTCCCATATATGGTTCAACACAATGATTTAGTTGAGGAGAAAATATAACCAATCTATTTGACTTAGGTGTTATAATATCATCTTCAATATGTAATTTCCCTCTCCTTAAATTATCAATCTTTAAATAGTATACTATAGAACACAATGGAAATCTAGTTTGACCTGTGGTTCCAATTAGTTGCTCATCTTGATCAATATGCCAACCTCTTGGTGTTGTATTATTTTGTGACCAAAACTCATATCCTATACAAGAAGTCAGGTCAAAGAAATTACTAGCAACATTGACCATTTGAACACAAAAATCTTTAAAGATATGTTCCTCATCTAATGAGTACCATCTTTCATTAAAATTTTTCTCGTTTGTATTCTTTTTATTGTTTTCTAAAATTTGAATACAGTCACTCTCAAATGTAGGATTTCCTACAATATCATCTAAAATTGTTACCATAAATTAATTATAGCACACTTCCAACTATAACGCCACCGTCAGCAGACGCTACTGTTTTATCTCCTGTAGAACTACTTTGAATTGAATTTGAACTGAATATTAAACCATATCCATTTAATCCTGGTTGACCTCCTGCACCGTTGTTGGGACTTCCAGAGGTACCACTGGCAGCAGCGTCGATTTTATCTCCTCCAATTCCACCAGATCCTGCTTGTCCTCCTCCTTCTCCATGTGCACCACCACCGCCACCATTACCACCAGCGTCAAATGATGCGTCAGAACCTGCTTTACCTTTTCCGTTTTGATCTGATGGACCACCAGCACCAGCAGATCCATAACCACCAGTATTCTCAGGACCTCCATCACCTGCAGGGATGCCAGCTCCACCGCCACCGCCACCACCAGACCTACCAAAGTCTCTGGGGTTTTTGTTTGGGTTTGAGTTGGAACCTCCTCCTCCTCCACCGCCACCATAACCACATCTTATGGTTCCACTATTATTAATTTGTGCTGGATACTCAACACCTAAACCACTTGTGCCTGTAAATGCTTGACTCGGTGTACCAGAACTAGTCGCTCCTTGTCTTCCATTACCACCAGCACCCTGAATTCTACCAGAAGATCCAATATCAATTTGTAAAGATGTTCCTGATGGCCAGCTTCCTGTCCTTAATGCAACCTTATTTCTATCAGAGTTTGAACCTGATTTAGCACTACCAATTTGTTTATTCACATTAATAAAAACTTTTTTACCACCTTGCCAAGTTGATGAAGATAATGAATACCCCGATACTGTTCCTGTTGGTCTACTTCTATATCCACCTACAACTTTAACCCTTTCGGATTGATTATTATATCTCCAAGTCGCTGCCATAGTATTAGCCCCATTGTCTTGACGATTCAATACATTATCTGCTTCTCCATTTGCTGTTCCTGTATCAGCAAAGTAGTCAACTATCATATTAAGTTGTTTACCATAAAACTGACTAAATTTTATTTCTCCAGAGGTGGGTATCCCAGTGTCTAATGGAAGATTTGTTAATGAACTACCTGAAGGAGAAGCATTATCAAAATTACCTGATGGGTCATCTCTTCTATATTGACCTAAACTTCTACCTGGATTATCTCCAAATTCTGCCTCTATTTCAGAGAATGATAATTGTGATCCTGAATTTTTTATAGTCATTATGAACTTGTAATAGTCTCCCAAGCACTACCATTGTAAACTTGAAGTTTATTTAAGTTTGTATTATATATCATGGCACCTGATACTAGACCTGTTAAATTACCTCTTTGTGCATTTGTTACCTTTGGAGGTACCATAAACATTCTATTCTGTTTAGCACCTGTAAGTCCTTGTCCAGCATTAGAGAAATCAACAACCGAAGTAGGAAGAGTTGTTCCAACACCAAGTGCTTCTCTTAGAACTACGTCTCCACTAACATATAATTCATTTCCAAAATTGTCATCAGTTCTTATACCAACATTTCCACTATCAGTGATAAAGAATTTTTTATCGGCATCATCATTTACAGCTAATTGATAAGTACCCATTGTGGTACCAATACCAACTCCTGCAGCAGATAATTCACCAAATTCATAGTAACTTGTGGTATCTAAATCTAATCTCTTGAATGTTGATACCCCAGTGGTTGCGTTTACATTTCCAGTTAAGTCTCCTGTAACTTGACCAATGACATTTAAGGCAGCATTTCCAGTAACATCTAAATCTCCACCTAATACAACATTACCACTAATAGTTGCTTGTCCGATAACGTGGAGAGAGCTGCTAGGATCTGTAATTCCAATACCCAATGAGCCACCGATACCAGTAAGAGTCATTAATCTAGAACTATTGATACCCTTGTGCCAATGGAAATCACCATCTACATTTCCAGCGTTTGCAGCACTTAAATGATAGTTAAAGTTACCTATTCCATAATTTATTATATCAAGTGACTGATCAGAGCTATAAGTAGCTCCCAGACCACCACCATATCTAAACTCTGCGTTATTTGTATTTCCAGTGCTTGGTTCTCTACCAACTGTTAAACCTGCTACACCTGTATCACTTGTAATCTGAATTTCTGTATTACCAGCACTTCTAACTTGTATAGGATTAGCTGGTGCATCAGTTCCAACACCGATTAATGGTGAATTTAATTCCGTTGACGCTGTGATAATGCCTGATGCAACAATGTTAGTAGTATCTAATTGAGATGTTATAGTAACACCGATTCCATTAGTTTCTAATCTAGGTATAAAGTCATTATATATTTTAACTGAACCATTATCAGTTGCTTCAAGATATTTTTCATTACCATCTTTATTTCTAAGTATTAACTTATCTGATCCTATTGCTAGAGTTGATGCTGCACCTGCTCTAGTATCTCTAATTATACTTTCATTATTTGAGTGAATTATTTCAAAGTCAGCAGAACTACCCAACATCAAAGCAGCATCATCAAAAAACTCAAATCTTCCATCACTTTTATCCCAAGTTACAAATTTAGAATTATCACCAACAAATAATATATCACCATTAAATGTAGATATACCTGATACATTTAAGTTATTAATTAATATATTTGGTGTGCCAGATAAATTAGCAGCAGTTCCTGATATATTACCAGTTAAATTACCAACAAAATTTGTTGCAGTTAATGTTGCATTTGTTGCGTCAAATGTAAAATTAGGATTGGTTTGAGGAAGTTGATTACCTGTTGCTGATTGTGCAAACAATACATTACAAGAACTATCTCCAACTTGATTTGTTAATGTAACTCTTGTTGCAGCTCCTGTTACGTTACCAACTACGTCACCACTTAATGAACCCTTAAATGTGGTTGCAGAGATAATACCAGATGCATTAATATTACCAACCGAACTAATACCTACACCTCTTCCACTGACTCCTCCAATTTGATTTGGATTTTCACCAACTTGGAGAGCAAATTGAGGGTTTGTGGTAGCTATACCAACTGTACCTCCTGTATTATAAATGCTACTTACACCAAGTCCAGCGTTTGTATCTTCCCACTGTGAAGTAGGCATACCTTGTAAAAATCTTGCATCACCATAAAATGTAACTATACCTGCTCCCTGTGCAGTAATAATTCCACTCTTTATACTAACACCAGCACCAATTATTTGAGTTGGAACAACTTCAGTAAGAGTAAGTATACCAACCGTAGCATTTGTGATTGTTGCATCACCAACAATCTTCACATTTCCACGAACATCAAGAGCTTCCGTAGGCACAGTGGTTCCGATGCCAACCAGACCAGTAGCCGTTACTAACAGGTTGTCATCATCTACCTGTACACCGTTACGAAAATTAAAATTCTTCTTGATATTTGCCATCAGTTATTTTTTTAGTTATTTATGAACCCTCAAGTGCAGTAA